ACACAATCCATCGGAGGAACAAAGTTCAGCAAATAAACTGTCGAACTCATTTTGATTTCGAAATCTTTTATATGTGCTTTCAATCCGAGGATAAGCGCGTCAATAACTTCATTTGTCGGCGAAGATTTCATTTTGCAAAAAACACTATGTCCATGAACATATCTTGGGGTCATATTCGGTCTAGTTGAAAATGCTTGATATACCATTTTTTTACCGCAAGATTTGCAACATAATAAACCAGCCAATGGATTTTGAAGTGGTTTCGAAATTTTCGCCCTTGAATTTTTCCCGATTCTGTTTTGCACTTTTTCAAAAAGTTCTTCGTCAATGATTGCTTCGTGTTTTCCATCGTACAGTTTAAAATTGTTTTTGTTTCGGATGTTGGTTTTTTTCATTTTACCGTCAACAAATTCTTTTTTCGTTTCTCTGTTCTTCCATCTTATTTTTCCAATATAATGTTGATTTTTTAACAAATCAATAATGGTTGCGTGAACCCATTCTTTATTTCCCCTTGGGCTTTTGATTCCCATTTCCCCTAGTTTGTTAGCAATCTTTGCGGCTCCTAAATTATCGTTTCCATACCATTCGAAAATCATTTTGACAATCTTTGCGTCTTCATTTGGTTTTAATGTTATATCTTTCTTTCCTCTGCGCCAAATATCATACCCATAAGGCGCATTTGCACCAACAAAATTTCCTTCCTGAACAGACATTTCCCTTCCCCGTTCAAGTCTTCGTTTAATGGTCTTATATTCACGTCGGGACATAAACAAACCGAATTCGAAGTATTCTTCGTCATATTCATTGTTTGGGTCATACGTCTTGATTGGTGTGATTATTTTCGTATTGGAATATTTAAAGGCTTCCGCGACGTCGCCTTGGTCACGGGTATCACCACGCGCCAATCGTTCAACTTCAACGACCAAAACACCTTTATATTTTCTTGAATAAACGTCTTCCAATAATTGTTTCATTTGTGGTCTGTTTTCTATACTCTCGCCCGAAACAATTTCTTTGTAAATTTTATCAATTTTCAACCCTTGTCGTTTTGCAAGTTCCGTCAATATTTTTTCATGACGTGCTAATGTTTCCATTTCTCCAAGGGCTTCCGCTTCCATGTCTGCCCTTGATTTCCGCAAATACATTGCATATTCCATTTTTATTCCTTCTTTCCAAGTATGAACAACCCTGAACACTAAAATAAGGCTCTATGAAAGGCTTTTTTAACATTGTTCACGGTGTTCACGCACATTTCTATATATTATATATTTTTATTTTTATATAGGGTGTTTCTATTTTTTATTAAAATCTTATAAAAAAGGATTTGTTCATGAACAGGGCGAACACCTTTATAAACCCTTTTGTTAAGCCTTATTTTGATGTTCACCCTAGTTCGCTTGTTCGTGCTTATCGAATCAAATATTCAAAAATTTCCTTCGGCGATAGTTTGGAAATGTTAAAATCCGCCATTTCATCCAACAAGTCGCATGCGCCTTCGTACTCTTGAAGCGTCAATCCTTGGGACAAACAAACCTTTTCGAAACTGTCATATTCCAACAATTCTGATGTTCCAAGCAACAATTCTATTGCGAAATTATTTCCTTCTTTTTCATTCTTGGAATATTCCAATTCGTTTCGCTTTTTCCAAATTACTATTTTTTCATCGTCATTTTTAATCGCATGATATAACAAATGAGCTACAATGAATTTTCTATCATACCAAATGACATCTTCATTGACGTGAATTTGCTTTTGGTTGGCAATTTGCGCGTAATACCCGCGAACATTTCCCAACGGCTCATATGAAAGGGTGATTCCCAAATTCAAAGCTATAACGAACGGGTTATTTGTTTTGTGGTTTTTTATTATTTCCTTTACTAACATTCTGCACCTTCTTTATAAGTCTACCCGTATCAATAGAATTTTGAAGGCTTGCAATAAGAAGTTTTCTTGTTTCTTTATCAAGCGTTTCGCCTTCAAAAACAACGTTGTTTTGGTCGTTTTCTAAATCGTCAATCATTTTCCTTATGATTACGGAAACATCGCTTATATCGTTTGTTTCGCGTCCTTCTTCGGGCGTAGTTAAGTTAGTGTTCCCCAAAAGATAATCAACCGATACGTCAAAATAGTTGGCTAAAAAATTAAGCTTATCCATTGGCGGTTTTATCTTCCCGCGTTCATATTCTCCATATGTAGAACGTTGAACCTTTAACAACTTAGACATTTCTTCTTGGGTCAGCTTTTTTCCGTTGTGGTGCGTTCTTAAATACTTCAATCTTTCTGCAAACATGTTATGTCCCTTCTTTCTTTACCTCATAATAAGCCATTACGAATGGCATTGTCAATTAAAATGTTATTTACCCAATGAAAAAAGCAACGATTTTGTTATCGTTGCTCATATCCAGCTTTAAATCCGCGTTCCATCCAGATTGATTCAATTGTAGTGATTAAATCACTTAATTCATCAGCGTATTGTGAACCAATCATTTTCAAGAAGTTCTTTTCAAGTACGTTCGTTTCCTTCTCTGCCTGTGCTGTTTCAAAGCTGTTGTCATTGTTCATAAATTTTTCAAATGTCATGTTATTCATTCTCGCTTTCTTTATCCCAAAACATAAAACCCTGTCAATTTTCCATTTACTCGATGACGCTTGACAACTGCGCCCGTGATTTTTCTGACTTCTTTTGAGAAATTACAAAGCGATAATGGAATGATTTTATTTGTTTTGCAATATGACTTGTAGTTGTCATATATTTGTTGTGTCGGTACTCCGACAAGTTGTTCATCCTCGATATAAGCTAAATAGTCGCTGACCGAAGTGTTTGAAGCTGGTTGAATTCGAATCGGCTTATTGATTTCAAATAATGTCATCAACGCGTCGACCGCTTTAGTGTTCTTGCATTTGGAAATCAAGCCCGCCAATTCGAATTTGTCACGGTTGTTCAATCCAAATGTCCCCGTTCTTCGAATGCTTGGCAATACTTCCGACGTAACCCACCGTTTGAACTCTTTCGCCTGTGACAACTTACTTGACAAAATAAGTGCATACAAACCGGATTCGTTTATTCCTGTTACGTTTCTGTTTTGGCTACCGTCGTGAATCACGACATCAGCTTTGTCATCTTCTTCGACGTGCCTTGATAACGCGTCACGCGGGTTTGAATATCCTAACACTTCCGCAACGTCTTTGCCAACGAACCACGGTTCATCGTCGATGATTACGCTTCTCACGTTGTTGTTTTTGAAGCTGAACACTTTTAATTCATTCATTTTTCTTTTCTCCTTGTCAACTTTCCATTGAAAACCAAGGACAAATAATATAGAATAAATTAGTCCTTGGTGCGTGTCGTCAAGGCGTTCAATTTAAGAAGTGGATAGACAACCCTTGACAAGTTATTGCTCCGCTTCTTTTTTATTTTCTAAAAACTCAATAATCCAACTTCGAATCAATGTTGATTTTTCGACATTGATTTTTTCACATTCTTTGTCAAACATTTCAAATAAGTCTTCCTCTATTCGAACATTGATTCGTCTGATTTTTGGATTCTCACTTTTAGGTCTACCCATCTTTGCCATTTCGTCACCGTCCTTTCTAATGGATAGACAACCACTTGACATGTTTCATTATACTTTTCGGTTCACATAAAGTCAAGCATGTTTTTCAAATATTCTGTTAATTTGTGACAACAAAATCTTTGCGTCAATGGTTGTCCATTCACAATGACATTATACGCCATTTTAAATGGCAATGTCAAAACATTTCGATATAAAAATAGGGAACCTTTAAATTTCGGTTCTATAAATTTTGGTGTTGGTAGAAACCAACGCCTTTTTTTCTTGAGCATAAAAAAAAGAGACATAGGTAAGAATTTCCGTTACAATAAAATCACCACAAATTACAGAAAGGAAATCTCACTATGTCCATTACTCATTCTATCGCATCTGTTCTCAGTTTAAAAGACCCTCATCTTCATTTCTCTGAGGATTGTGTCTCTTCTCAGTCGATTCGTGGTGTTGACTCCCTTGTCTTTTCCGGCTCGCTTTCTTATGACCCTCCCTCTTCCTGTCCTCTCTGCGGGTCCTCCAACCCCGGCTCAGATATCATCAAACATGGTACGAAATCCTCCCTCATCACCCTGCCTTCCGTTTCCCGCCGCCCCGCTTATCTCCGCCTCAAAAAACAACGCTTCCTTTGTAAACATTGCGGCCATACTTTTACGGCTTCGACTTCCATCGTTCTCCCTCATTGTTTCATTTCCAATAACACTCGTCTCTCCATTGCCCTCGACGCCAAGATGAAGACTTCTGAAAAAGATATCGCTTTCCGTCACTCTGTTTCTCATGCCACGGTGAATTCCCTTCTTCAACAGCTCTATCAGGATTTTAAAGTCCAGCGGAATTTTCTTCCCCCTCATCTCTGTTTTGACGAGTTTCGCTCTGTCAAAGGGGTTGATGCTTCAATGTCTTTTCTCTTTCTTAACGCGGAATCCGGTCAGATTCTCAATATCCTTCCTGATCGCAGAATGCCCGCTCTCATCCGCTATTTCATGAGCTATTCCAGGAAAGCCCGCGAAGCCGTTAAAACCGTTTGTATGGATATGTATTCCCCTTACTTCTCTGTCGTTCACCACTGTTTCCCTCACGCCAAGATCATTCTTGACCGCTTCCACATCGTTCAGCTGCTCAGCCGCGCTCTCAATAAGACCCGCGTCAATTTCATGAATCAGAGTAAGCCTCATTACAATAAGCTCAAACGCTATTGGAAACTCCTTCTTAAATTTGAAGATGATCTGAATGATCAGGACTTCAAAAAATGGGTTTGCTTTCCATCGCTGATGCGCGAAATTGACCTTGTCCACTTCTTAGTTGAACTGGATCCCGAGCTCAAGGCGACTTATGAGCTCTATCAGAGTCTCCTTACCGCGCTCAACCGGAAAGATCCTGACGCCTTCCTCCAAGCTTGTCTGAATCCTGATCCTTTGATCTCCAAGCCCATGAATACTGCCATTCAGTCCTTAGTGGAACGGAAAGAGGCAGTGATCAACGCCTTGACTTACTCATTTTCCAATGGCATGATTGAAGGTACGAATAATCTGATTAAGGTCATCAAGCGCCTGGCTTTCGGTTATCGTTCTTTCATTCAATTTAAGACCCGCATTTTACTTATTTCTAACACCTTAGTTCCCTGCCGTTTTCTCAATTAAAAATGAGTCCCATTTCTGGAACTCATCTGCGTCTTTCTTGTTTCGGTTTTTCTCTCACCAACACTATTTTTGAAAGAGCCTAAATTTCAGGTTCCCTATTTCTTAAAATAACTTTACCTAACATTCAGTTCGATTTATCACATTACATTTTAACTGTCGTGCAGAAACATTATAGCACAATAATTAAAAATTTTGACAACAATTTCAAAAACAATACAATTTAACAAATAAAGTTAACGACTTAATCGTGACTAAAAACAATTTATCTATTCGTCGATTCTATAAATAGTTTCATCGTTTATACTGTTTCCGTCCTTATCTAAATTATATGAACGAATTCCAACAACTTCGTCGTTTTGAATTATTACATCATAATTCTTAATTGAACCCCACAAAGTCAAAACGCCGTTTCCGTCAATTTTTTCTTTTACGTATTTTTTTATTTGAACATCGTAAATGTCGTCATAATCTTCAATGTTTTCTTTAATGACTGTCAATTGTTCTTCCGTCACTCCCAAGTCTAAAATTTCTTTGTCTGTCTTATGTATTTCTTCTTTTTCAACTACTTCGGGCGTTTCCTGTTTTGTTTCGTTTTCTTCATCACTTGAACAACCATAAACCCCAATGCTTAAAATTCCAATAAGTAAACATGTTAAAATTTTCTTCATTTAAGTTTCCCCTTTCAATAACGAAATTATAACATAAATGTAAAATTATGGAAATAATAGAAATATCCATTTTTCCACCCAAAATGATAAAAATGACATTTAAAATGTCATTTTTTTCTTATAATAATTTTCGCAATGCACTTGTGTATTTGTCATTCGACGACATTTCACTTGCAATAATTTTTATGTCGTCTTTTCTCAATCCTTTAGTTAATGAAATTTGTAACGCCTTTGGTAATTCAAATACGTTTTCAAGTTTCGCGATTCGTTCCAATGAACGATAAGTGAATAAACACCGTATTCCACATTTGCTTGTTACCCTTCTAAAGTCATGTGCGAATTTGCAAAGTTCTTCATTGTTATTTGTTACGGCTTTTTCGATTGCCGGTGAATATCCGATTTCAATTAATGCGAATCGGTCAAGCGATGACGCGTCAAGCTGAAAACGTCCGGTATATTCAATATCTGCGCCCGTTCCACATGTATTCCCCGCGCTGACAATTCTAAAATTCGGGTGCGCTTCAACTTTTCCAATTGGGAAATCAAAATATCTGTTTGCGATTGCGCTGTTCAAAATAATAAGTGTTTCAGGAATTGAACCGTCCATTTCATCAAGGAAGAACAATACGCCTTGTGTAAATGCTTTGTAGAACTGTGTTTCGTGAAAGATTCCGTTCGCGTCGATGAATCCTTTTAATTGGAATTCCTGTGTGACGGCGTTCGTGAAGTAAAAGTCTAAACCCAAGGATTCCGCAACCTGTTTGCAAATAACGTTCTTCCCCGTTCCGGCTTGCCCCGTCAAGAATACCGGAATATCAAGATTTACAAGATTCAAAACGTCGTCAAACCTTTCATGAACAACCCCTTGAACTTCATGTGTTCCGCTTGGTGTCACGACTTCGTGTCTTTGTGGTAACACCCCGAATTCTTCAATAATATGTTTTTCCAATAACGGTTTGGCATATTCGACGATTTGGTCAACCGACTGTTTCGCTAAAACTTCAACCAACATTTCTTCAAGTTTTCCGCCAAGTCCGGTCGGTTGCGGGGTTGGTGTCTGACCTTGGAACATTTTTGAAACTTCTTCAAACTTTTCTAGTGCTTCGTCCAAATTCTCGGTATATTCACTTCTTAAATTTGGATATAACGGACGTTGTGAACTGTCACATACGCATTTCCAATTCGAATCATAGATTCTATTTTGGAACATGATTTTAATGTCCTTTGTCCCATTTTTAATGTCCTTTTCTTCTGCAACCAAAGCGATTCTTTCACATGTTTTTAAAATAATCATTTTTTCATTTTCTCCCTTTATTCAATAATGACATTCCCATTTAAAATGGCGTTTTATTTTAAATTGAAACTATTAATAATTTTGTTAACTTCATAGTCAAACGAACGCGTCTTTGATAAATTCAGAAACACTTCATCTTTTTCAAGTAAATATTCTTTGATTTCCTTACCACTGTGGAATTGTGAACCATATCCATACGCCCATTTCTCATTTTTTAAACCTCGGCACGTTTCCAACCATTTAAAGCCAATTCGACGAAACATTGACGGGTGGGCGATAGGGAAACACAATTTTTGTAAATCTAAATGTTCCCGATAGTCTTTTAGGTCAACTGTTCCAAAGGCTCGTTCTTCGCCCTCTTTCGCGCAATAGAAGACAATCCTTAATTTAACGCGCACACCTTGAAGTTCAAGGGAATTAATAACCCCTAAAATTGCAATTCCTGAGCGAATAAATTCTTCTGAATCTGTTCCGCAATTTTCAGTTATACAATAACAAATTGACATCGCTTTTGTTTTCTGCGGTTGCGATTTTGTCAATATCATAGAATTTGGCAGTCCCAAGATAGCGTTCGGAACGTGTGGCGCATATCCGATGACGTTTGTAATTACTTGCCGACGATTAATTGTTGCATTTGCTTTGATTGGTTGATTCATCGCAATTTTGATTTTGTCTAATACTTCTGTATATCCAAATTGATATAATTTCTTGGCTTCGTCATAAGAATAAGTTTTTGTAAAACTATAATCGCCCGTCCGACTTGCGTCTTCACTTCTCATAACACGATTATTTGGACGGGATTCAATTGTTCGAATCATGTCGTCTATTGACTTGAAGTGTTCTTTTATAATATTCATCTTTCTTTCCTTTCTCGCCCCGAAGGGCTTATTTACTTATTGTCAATGTGCCGTCGCCAACCCAAACCGAACCGTCCGGATAGACGCATGAATTGAACGTATATTCATGTTTTCCGATTCTGAATAAAATGTAAGTTCTATCCCCGGAAGCTTCTAGTAAACGAATATCTTTTAATAAAGGTGTTACTCCGAATTCAGAACGGAATGCCGCCTGTGCTGTTTTCTTGATCTCTGTATTTGTTGCGTTCATTTTCTTTACCTCTTTCTGCCATTTTTAATGGCAAATACATTATATTCCATTTTTGATGGCATTTCAACAATTATTTCGCTATTTTTGACATTTTAAATGGCAAAAGAAAAGAACCCGCCTTTTCGACGGGTGTGTTTTACAATAATTTGTTTACAATTTTTTGAATTGCGTTGTAGTCATAACCGGCATTTGTAAGCCGCTTCTTTCGTTCTTCCCCATTTCCCCATAAACCTTCAATCACTTCTTTTGCGATTTGTTCATTGGTCTTTCTTACGGGGTAAACTTGTGCGCCTTTGTAATCATAAATTTTATAGCCGGAATTCCCATCGCATAATTTTTTTGCTTTTTCTAAATCCTTAAACGCTCCAATCTGCGAATTAATGTCATTCCAAGATTTCCGAACACGATATAATTCACCTATGGTCGGCGTATTCAGCGCGGACAACTCCTTTTGAACCATTGCCAAGAAACGTTCCCACCCCAAATCAATTGTTCTGTGTGGGCAACGCTTGCCGCTGTAATTTTGATGTTTGGTGACTTTGTTCATGCCCCAACCGTATTGTTTTAAAAGCATGGCGACAAGCTTTGCGGCGTTCTGTTCGGATTTCATGAAGCGTGTCCCACCGCTTTTTGAATAACAAATTTCAATCGCGATTCCTTGACGGTTTCCAATCCCCTTCGAACCGTCGCCAGCGTGCCACGCGTTCCGATTCAACGGGATTCCCTGAACCGCGCGTGTGTCATCGACGGCGTAATGATAAGAAGTTTTATTGTTATTCCCTAACATATAGGAAATTTCATTCATTGCCGACGCGTCATTTGCCGTGTTATGAACAACAATTCTTGTGGGTGTCATAGCATACGGGCATTTGACGGAATATTTGCTTGTCGGGCATTTTACGACTGTAATTGGTAGGGACATTATTTTTCACCCCCGATTCCATCGGTCATTTTGTTTGACCAATCGTTTTCGGGATTTTCCAAAGTGATTTTGGCTTTGGCTTCATCGAATTCGACGATTTCAGAACCTTCTAACATGCTAATTTGTCCATTGTCTTTTTCAATCTCCATGTTCGTTTCTCCCTTCCAACTGACCAATTCTTAATTCGTGTAAATCAAGAATTTTTTCGTTGTTTGACTGTCTTCTGTTTAATTCGTCAATTTCTTTGCCGTGGTTCTCAATTCGCTTGTCTTGAACATCGTTTTGTTTCATCATGTTTTCAAAATTCGAATTCAAACGAACCAAATTGCTATTGAGTTTGAGTAAAGGAGTGACAATCGTAATAAGCGTCACAACCAATCCCAATCCGGCAATAATGTTTCCGTCTGTCACTTCATATCACCTTAATTCGATTTTTTATATTGATTCGTTGAAATCATCAATAACGCCCCTAAGAAAGTATCAACCGCCGTGATTGTTCCGACAATTTCTTCACCATAAGGGAATCCCCAAATTCCAGCCAGTGCAAAATATAAGGTTGCTACTGACGGAAGAACAATCTGCGCGACATACTTCAAAATGTCATAAGTCTTGTTGGTTAATTTCATAAAAACTCCTCTCTTTCTTTTAATTTATTAAAAAAGAAACACCGTTTAAACAAAGGGATGTTCGCGCGACACTTGTTGTTTTGGCGTAATCTGTTATTACGCCGTTTTCTCCAACTTGAATGTTCGCAAACTCTTGTTGACTCAACGAACATGCGAAACGGTTGTATTGTCCGGCTGGTCTGTACCCTTCGGGCAATTCTCCAATCGTTGTTCCTGCGCTGGTCATTGCGTCAAGTAATCCCCTTAAATAAACGACATTTCCAATTTTTCTGTATTGTGGTTTATCCGTTTCATTTTGAAACGACCACCCCGTTTTCAAAGACAAATCAATCCAATCACTATCTGCAATTTTTGCTTCCAATTGTGATTGTTCTTCCTTTGTTGCGTATTCTGTCGAAACAGTTTTGACGATTTCCACCGCGACCGTTTCAATTTTCGTTGCCAATCGTCGTTCGGTTTCCGAAACTGCTTTTGAATTTTGTTCCGTGAATGTCTTGAAGCTTGAACCCAACGTCAACTTGTCGTTTTGTGGTCTTAACAAATCCAATGACATTTTGGAAACTAAAAAATAAGCGTTTAAATTGTGCGGCTTGCTTTTAACCTTGACGTTGCTTCCAAGTTCAAACGCTCCGACTTCTTTATTCACATAAGATAAGTCAACGGCATTCAACGTGATTGAACCCGACAACTGAATTGCGTTCGCCAAATATTCTTTGCCTTTTCGCAATAGATTTTCCGGTTCGGTTACGTCTTCCCATATTTCGGTTTTATATATTTTTCCATACAAATTTTGTGCTTCTTGGTCAACCAAATAGTCAACGCCGCCGTTCACGCTTTCGATTGTCAATCTTAACCCCGTGTCGTTGCCTTCTTCGTCGTTTATGCTTGTCCCCAACGGAATCACACCCGTTATGAGTTCGTCGCCCTTGATGACCTTTTCGAAATCAATCATGTTCTTTCCGAATTCGATTTCTTGTGTTATAACTCCCTCAAGTTCGGCTAAATAATCAATATAAACGCCGTCTTCTTCGTAACGTACAATCAAATACCCGCCCAAAGGTTCAATCAATTTTTCGTTGATGGATTCCCATGTGTTCAAATATTGGGTGTCGCTCCGGTTAATATAGTCATTGGGGTCAACGACCGTAACACGTCCCACCCTGAATTGATGTTCCGCGTCGACCTGTGCGTTGTGGTTTTGAATGAATTGAGTGAATAAACCTTCGACATTTCCTTGCCAAGTGTAAGGACGTTGAATTGAATCAATCAGGAAAGCCAATTCACCTTCACAAATAACTTGCTTTTCGTTATAAAAACCTTGTGTGTCGTTCAAAATGCGACCGCGGAAAATAAGTTTTTTGTCGCGGTACACTTTCACAATTGGTTTTAATTTCTTCAAGCTGTCAAAACGTGGGTGGTTGGGGTATACGGTGAATTGAAAAGAACTCACCTTGTTCAACTCCAAGTCCAATCTTGGGTCATACAATTTGAGTTCTTCGCGTTTACCATCATATAAAAGGAAGTTATCACAATATACTTTATACATTCTCATAGCCCCCTTTCCTGATATTCAATTGTTAACGTTGCGTTCCCTTCGACTGTCAAAAAGTTTTTTCCGGCAACAAAGACAACATCGTCAAGCGTATATTCCCCCGAATCAATTTGATACACTTGATTTTCAAAAGTAATCTTCAACGCTCCGGTCGACTTGAAGACGGGAACAACGCTTTTTCTTAAATTGATTAAAACAAATTCAGTTTTTTCAACGATTTGTTTTGTCACGACCGTTAAATATTTTTTGTATTTGTACGGTTCACAATCGCATTCAATCGTTATTTTTCCGACGTTCTTATTACTTTTCCATTGGCTCACGTTTACACGTCCCATATAATAAAAGTCTTCATCGTCAACAATGATTTTCATGAACTTTCCATGAATTGCGTTTTGAAGTTTCGAAAATACTGTGTCAAAATCTCCGTAAGCAATATCTAACGTGGTAAATTCAAACTTCAATTTTCGGTTGTCATACTTTGGTTCTCCGAAATATTCTGTTAAATCCAACACCCCGTCCATTCCGTCGTTTTTAACGGTTATTGACTTAACCTTTGGCGTTGGAATTGTCTTTTTGGATAAAACCAAGGAAAAGTCACGGAACGAATGAAATTCCCCAAAAGTTACACCTTTCATCGTCCGCGCCCCCTTCCTTTGTTGATTTCTCCAAGTGTCGTGTCGATTCTTGGCGCTAATCTTGCAACCAATGTCCCATCATCCAATACAATTGGTCTGTCGATTCCTTCGACAATTTGTGGCATAAAGTCACTCAACATGTCGATAAGTTTTTGAATATAATATGCGTTGTTTGCGTTTTCTTCGCGAACCGCTGTTCTGACGTAGTCTAACAAGACACTAATCGGCGTGACGGCTTCCGCACCAGCTTCCCCAACGCCTTTCAATCCTTGTGCCGTCGGAAAAATAGTAGGGTTATCAAAAATTCCACCTTTCGCGTACCAATTAACGCCAAAGCTTGGAACGCTTGGCGGCATTAAACTAAATTCACCACTAATCCAAACGTGCGGTAATTTAAGGTGTGGTAAACTCCATTCAAACTTGAAAAATCCTTTGATTTTTTCAATTGTGTCATGAACTATATTTTTCGCGTTTTCAATCGTTGTTTTTATTGTATTTTTAATATCATTCCACACCTTTGTTGTCGTTGTCTTGATGGTGTTCCATACGTTTGATACGGTTGTTTGTATGCTCTCAAAGACATTTGAAACGGTCATCCCGATACCTTGTAAAACACCCGAAACAATATTCCAGATAGTCGTCCAAAGTTCAGAAACACTTGTATAAAAACCCATCCAAATTTCATCAAGAAATAACTTAATCGAATTAAAAGAATTTAAGATGAAATCGCCAATCGTCGTCACAATCGTTGTAACAAATGAAGAAATGGATTCCCAAGCCGCCGTAAAAGCTGTTGAAATTTCTTCCATGACGGTTGAAATTGTGGTGCTGATGAATTCCATCCCCGTATTGACAGCTTTTTGAATCGCTTCCCAAGCACCGGAAACGGCTGATTTGATTCCTTCCCAAAGACCAATCCAGAAATTGCGGAACGCTTCTGACTGATTCCACAAAACAACAAAGATGGCAATCAATGCCGCAATCGCAGTAATAACCAATGCAATTGGATTCGCGGACATGACGGCATTCAACGCGGCTTGCGCCTTTGCCATTCCAGCTTGTGCCAACTGTGCCAATGTCATTTTCCCCGTGAACAATGCAATAATGGTTTCACCAAGCTTCAGCGTTCCATTCAATGCCGCTTGTGCCATTTGCGCGCCGGTTGCATTTCTTGAAAATAACGCAACTTGAACCGCCGCCGTTTGGAATCCCTGAATCATGGTTTGAATCGCCGTACCGACTTTAAAACTCCCCCATACGACGATTAAAGCACCGATTGATTGCACTATTAAGTCAATGTTATCCGCCAATTTATAAAGACCTTCTTCAATTGCCCAACTTGCTTCACGGAACATGTCCATCGCCGTTTTATTTTCATCAATTTTCGGAAGTAAATCACCCAACGGGGAAAATAAATTAATCACCGAATCCGTTACGTTTTTGAGTGCTTCCCAAACCGCTCCAAGCGCTGGGGCATAAACTTCGCGCCAAAATTCCCCAAGGTCTGAAACAATCGGTTTTAATTTTTCAAGACCTGCGCTTGCCTTGTCGACAAGCCCGGATAATTTATCCATTGCCGGAAGGACAATATTTTGAAGAATGGGTTCGCCGATTTCCGCTTTGAACTGTCGCCATTTTTCATTCAAGTTGGCTTGAACGTTGGCGTATTGGTCGGCTTCTTTTGCGGCTTGTCCTGTTGCTCCCGACATTGCAAACATTTCTTTTGCATACTCTAAACGGGTTGCTTGTTTCCGTGCTTCATCTAAGCTCGCCCATTCTTTCGTTTCACTTACGATTCCGTTTTTGATAGCGTATGAAGCTAATTGGGTATCATTCGCGAATAAGCCAATTGCTTCACCGCCTTCATACGAACCGTTGATGAATGAGTTCAACGCACTGACCGAATCTTCTAACGACTTATCCCAAAACGCCGAAGCGTCACTTGCCAACAACAAACCGTCACTAGCAAGTGTTGTCGCTTCGTCGATGTCATATCCCAAGCCTTTAAATTTCGCCGTCAGCGATGTCATATGACCGGTTAACCGTGTGTTTACAACGCCCGTTTTGTCGGCGATTTCGTCAAGCTTGGTTTGGGCGTTATCGGAATAATCACCCATAATCTGTTCAAACGCTGAAACTTCGGCGCTCACTGTCGCGGACGCGTCAACAATTGCTTTTCCAAAATCAACGATTTTGTCAACTGCGAAATAAGTCATGACCGCTGTCCCGATTTTCTTAAATGCCGAAGTCATTCTTGATTCGCCGTGTTCGGCATGCTCCGCGGTTTGGTCAATGTCGTTTTGTGTTTCGTCAACTCCCCTTAACCCGATTGTGCCGAATAACCTAAATAATTCCATTTATTCACCCCCTTGATTGTTCTGCGGGTTGAAATTATTTAAGATTTCAAATGATTCTTTTATCGTTGTTTCAACATTTTGATTGTCAACGTCGGCAATTTCCTTGCTTTCGAAAACCAATTTCTTAAAGTCGTCAAAGCTTTTATCGAATACCTTGTGAATCCAAACGTCATGAATTTTTTCATCGTTTTGAATGTCTATCAACTCCAAGATAAATTCAAGGAATCTTCCCGTTGTAATCATGTTGTCAAGTAATAAAAAAGGATTTGCGTATCTTTTGAATAGCAAATCCATAAATTTGATGTCCCCTACTTGAACAATTTTGAAACAACCCCAAAAAAATCTTTGAATTCTTCTTTCTGGATAACGTCGACAATCATTTCAAAGAAAGTGACCATGGACATCGTTTCAATCTCTTTCCTTTTCAAATTACTAATCGAAGTTAAAAAATCAAAGATTTCATTTTCGCACTTGGCAATGTTGGAAGTGACAATTGAAGCAATTTCAAAGGCGATATTCACGCCCACGATTGACGCTAATTTGTCCCCTTTGACTTCCCCTTGTTCGTTCACAATTTCTTTAATAAGTTGCGGGTCAAAACATTTCTTGAATTCATTGATTCCAAATTTCGAAATAATTTTGAACATGGGGAACACGTCTTTTGCCTGCAATTCCCTTAATGTGTATGGTTTTGTATCAGTCATGTTCTATATCTCCCTCTATGCTTTCGTTTCTAAAAGTCGGCTCGGTGTCGGATAATAAATATGATAAGGTAATGTGTCACATTCCGGCGTTAATTCCGCGTAACATTCAAAAGTTGCTTTCAAGACAACATTTTCTTTGTTCTTACCTTCAATTTCAAATCCGCTTGTACATAACGCATTGTCAAACACAATGATGATTGGTTTTCCTTCCAAGGTTTTTCCAACATACGCAAGATTTTTGATATAGTCGCCTTCTTCAATTCGTGCTTTTGAAGTGATTTCGCTATATCCTGTTTTGTCGCTCGATTCGCTTTCCTGACCAATTAATGTCATTTTCAATGTTTCCGGTGTTACTTCGACCATGTTTGTTTCCATTGTCGCCGTTTCGCCGACCTTCTGAACTAATCCTTTGACCTTGACCAATGCCCCATCAACTTCGACGTCCATTAATTCCGGTTTGATTGTCACTTTCGTTCCGCCGCTTGTTGCACCAATCAACGATTCTTCAAAGTTCCATTTGTTCGTTTCAAACGTCAACCCCTTGTGAATCGTTCCCGCTCCAAGCATGATGTTTTTTGGTGTTCTTTCTGTGATTCCACTTGATTTGAATTCTTCACCTAATGCCGCCATATTTTCACACCTTCCATTCTTTCACTTGTAAATTAATTTGAATTCGTTTCAGTTCCGCGTTATCCGTTGGAACTGTAAATGAATTCATATAAAAAACCGCAATTCCATTGCCGTTCGGCAAAATCGCGGTTTTATTAAATGCTTTTTCTATTTTTTCTTTTACACTTTCCAATTCCAACATTGAGTTTCGTGTCGTCCCCGTCAAAATAAATGTGGTTTCGAATTGCCCGTCTTCATTCTCTCCACCAACTTCATTGTATTCACCGACAAAATAAGGATAAGGAACGGGCGTTGTCGTCCATTGCCCGAATTCATAATTGGTCAATGACGACAAGACTTGGTTGACATATTTCAACGTTTCAATCGTCATTGCATTTGCTCCTTTAACTTTTCGGTTAACACTCTGGCGATAATGCCTTTCTTTGAATCAATCGCCTTTTGTAATGCTCTTGTGGGGGTCTTTCCCCGTGTGAAATGCCATTTCCCGTGAATGTCTTTGTACTTCCAACCGCCTTTTCGACCGTCACCGTGAATCGCATATTCACCTGTTCCAAATTCTTCCCAAATCGCATTTTGTAAAGGATTACCGACAACCGCCGTGAATTTTTGTTCGTCGACAATGTGTGTCCAATTCGATTTCGTTTGTGAAGTGTCAACACGGGTATTGCGTTTGACTTGGGCTTCAAGTTCTCCGCTTGCTTCTTCAAGGAAATTTAAAATTCCTTGATTCAAAGCATTAATCACACGCATTCTGTTATCTTCAAATTCAACCGACATTTTGACCACCGATATATTTCAAATAGATTTCCAAGTGCTGATTCAAATTCATTGGGTCATCAATCAACATGACATCGTAATTGTCATCATTGACAATAATTCTGCTGTTTTCTGTCTTAACTCGCTTGTCAAGTTCGACATAATCACAAATAAAAACGTGGGTTGATTCTTGAATTTTCGCGTTGTAATTCGTATATTTCGAATCCCCGCCCGATAAATCAAGAAAGCCCCGAAGCGTGTTGACTGTTTCCCATTTCGGGATTGCTTCACCAATTTCATTTTTAACCGTTGTTTTGATTTGAACCAATGCGTCGATGTTTCCATCAATCATGTTAGAATCTCGCCTTCTTATACGGTTCTAAAAAGCCAATCAACGATTTTGGATAACCTATTGTCGAATTGTCGCCGTCCATGTTGAAGTAGGTTACGGAATGACGCGAAATGGTTTCACTTTGAATTCCGACTTTGTCACGGTTTCCAAGTTCCCATTTCAGCATGTTCACAACGCCCATTTTAACGTCATACGGGTATTTTATCTTCGTAATGAGTATTTCATCTTCATCAATCAAAACGTCGCTTAGAACGCAAGTTTGAGCGTCACACGACATAATCGTATAAATCCCGTCGTTGTATTTTGATTGTGATATTTCAACGGTGTCATTTTCTTTCAATAACGGGGTCGAAAGTTTTAATTTTCCGTCGCTTACACTCGCCACGAATCGAATATTCTTTTGTTGGAATTTGTTGTTGGTGTATTTGCGAATAAGCAATTCCAACGCTTGAAGTCTTGCTTCAAGCGTGGAATCATCTTCATTCGTTTTGATATATTTTTTGAGTTCATCGACCGTCATAATCACGGCAATTCACCCCCTTTTATTTCAACGCCTTTGTGCGTCTTAGCGTTGTTCCGACTTTTGCATTCTGCACGGCTTCTTTTGTCGGTAATTGAACCGTGCGAACTACTCCCCCGACTTTTTGAATTTTGCAAGAACAACTTTCGCTTCGTTGGTCAGTGCCACGCCATAGAATTTGGAAGAAACAATTTCCGTAACCTGTGAACGCTGTTTGAATTCGCTGGTTGTCGCGGTGTCCTTCTTTAAGAAAATTGTTAATGCTGGAAGTTCGTCTTCCGTGTATTCCGTTTCAGGTGAATCCGGTTCGAGTTTGATAATTGGATTTGTGAATACTCCTGACTTTTCCTTGATTTTGTTAGACTTCTTAATCCAACAACCGGCAATCTTACCAATCGCACCACGAACGGCAACACCTGCTTCGAACTTATCAGCGGATAAAAACAACGGGTCTTTTAACAGCGTCGCTTCCTGTAACGGCGAAATAAACATGACCTTTTCAACGCCGTCTTCTTCGTCTTCAAACTTTGTTACTGCGTCCACGATACCTTCATAACCGATTGCGCTTGTCGTTGACATATCGACAATATTTGTGGATTTTAACGCTTCGGTTAATAAATCAGTGTCAACCTTTCCGGCGATTGCTTTTGCAAGCTGGCTTTCCGCCTGTCCAATTGGATTTCCTAAGCCGGAAAGTCTTGCTTCCTCTGTAATTCCGACCGCCTTCATTGCTTTCTTGATTTTGAAAGTAGTCGAAGAAGCCGTCATCTGTGACAAGCCGACTTCCGCCCCTTCTGCAACGTCTTCCGCGTCGCCAATATACTTCCAACAAGGAACTGTCTTCGTGTCCCCTGCTACACCGACCAAAGTCGTATCAACTTTTGCATATGGTGTGATTTTCAATAACGCTTCAATCTTTGCGTTAATCATCTGCCCCATGACCTGTGGGTTAATAATATTTGTTAACATTGTTTCATTTGCCATTTTTCTATTCTCCTTTACTCATTCATTAATGCTTCAAATGCTTCGGGGTTGTCCTGTGCGAACTTTGCGCGTTCCCCGTAAGGTTTTTTCAAGAACTCCGCTTTTGTCATTCCACCGTTGTTTTCCTGTGGATTGTCAAGTTTGTGTTCTTCGATTTTTTTGGTGGAAGAACTTTCAAATTGGTTCGGGAACTGTGTTTGTAAACTTTTCAGCGTTTCTTCCCAACCTTTGATTTTTCCGTTTTCGTCAAGCTTCACTTCGCCTTTTTCTTTGAGCTTAAAAGTCATATAGTCGACATCAGTGACTTTCGCTTCCAATAAGGCGATTTGAATCGCATTGTCCAACTTGGTTTGTTCAAGCTGTGTTTGTAATTCTTGAACCTGTCCTTCATACGTTGTGATTTTTGTTTGAAGTTCACCATCGTTTTTGTTTGATTTCTTCAAGTCGGCAATCAAATTGTTCGCCGTTTCAAGTTCATTGGTCTTCCCGTCCAATAATGCTTGTAATGCGTCATATTTGCCTTTTCCGATATATTCACCCGTTCCCAAGTTTGCAATCTTGATTTGCTTGTCCTTATTCGCTTCATTGCCGTTGAACGCGTTCACCTTTTCGGCAAATTTTGCGAACAGTTCTTCACCCAAAATCTCTTTTAAAAAATCCATTTTTCTTTTCTCCTTTTCGTTTTTAAACGTGGTTTCTTCCACCAAGAACGAACAGTTTAAATGACATGTTCAGGTCAATTTGTCATTTTAAATGTCATGACCGGACAAAATAAAAACACGGTTGACCGTGTTTTAATCTTTCAACCAATAACACCGTGAATCATACTGTGAATATCCGATAATATCGCCGAACTTGACTTTTACCCATTGATACCCGTCCGCCTGAATGCCGTCGACAAATTCAATGACTTCCGCTTTTTCGCCAATTCTAACCATTGCCAAAATTTTTCCACATGGCTTTTTGTTCACGTTAAATTCAAGCGTTTCGCGGACATACATTCCAACGCTTGCAACGTTCAGCAAAAAACCGCCTGTTGGTTCTGGTTCAGGTGTTGGGGTACTTTTCTTGCGACGATACAGAATAATCGCGTTCTTGACCTTTCGCGTGGTGTTATGAACAACTTTTCCATACTCCCGAAGGAAAACAGAACCGCCACCGTCAAAACATACCGCGTCCGTCATTCCTTCGCTTTCACACATTGCGAATAAGTCACGCCCATACATACCAGATTTTCCGGTTGTTCCCGTTACTGAAATGACAACATAAGCGTTCGCGTTTGCGTCAAATCCAACAATGGTTCGACCGGAAATGTTTTCGTAAATGCGATTACGTCTGGACGCTGATAGCTCTTTACCTGCTTCATTTCTTAGACCATCTTTCATAATCCCGAAAGCTCCGGTAACTGCACCATAGAACGAGTCAAGTCGCGCCTCGATATTGCGCTGCAGATCAAAGACCATTGATCCGTCATAGCCACAGCCGATCGCCATTGTATCGCGGAAGGTGCTGACTGTTCCCATACTTAGCTCTTGGTTATTGACGCCGCGGGATTTTTCTAATCCTTCGGCGAAGTGCATTCCATCCCATGGATAAAATGTTGAACCGTTAACCACTAGAACTTCTTCCCAACCATCGTTTTCAAGAAGTTTATCCCCGAATCCAGCGGGGATTGTTACGTCGTACGGCTCACCGTACCGATTGCCGTCAACCGACCATCTGTATTCATAACTAGATTCAATCGGTACTCTAACTATTCTTTTTCCCATATTTTTACCTCTATACTTTCTTTTCCAACCACATTGTGACAGCAATTTTTCCGGTACTGGCATCATATATTCCACCGTTACACCATGTGTTTACATGAATTGTTGTAATGGTGGCAGCCGTCTCCAAGTTTCCATCGTACATGGCTAATGGGCAGAGACAAAAACCATCACCTATGGTCGACCACTGAGGTCCGGAGTTTTTGTTAACATATAAGTACGTTTTATTATTGTTATCCGTAATTGAGATACCAATATCGGATGTTTCGCCTTTACCGGAATAGAATCTCCAATTCCCGGTAGATTTTAAAGCAACCGGAATGCAGTTAGCTGGTATAGCCATGCTTCTACGTGCTACCGCCCCTCCTGCAGCTAAACTGCACAACTCCCCAGTCTTCAATACATACCCCGGAAAATCTCCGGTAGAAATTCCAGCGATCTTTTCCGCATACTGCGAAAGGGGAATGTTTGTCATATCGACGCCTTTATTAATAAGCGCTTGTCTGATGTCGTCACGAATATCAACAAGCTGTACTAATGTTTCTGATATTGCCATTTAGCTCCCCCTTTTTAAAACTTTCTTAATGCCTGTGCTTTAAAGCTGTTAAAGTGAGGATTTCTCGAAGCGGGTGTAAAAGTGAGCTTAAATGAGCTCATAGATTTAATAGTTTCCTCAGTTTCAAACATACTTAAATCAAAGACTAAATTAATCGAAAATCCTGGCGATTGTCCATAACTTCCTGCGTTCATGCGATGGATTGTATGAGATACGCCCTTAGAATCAATATACACGCAACTTTCATTGGAACTATCAAATTGCTGATAACTATACATCAGGTAATACTGATAATACCCACCAGCAGGCATTGTTATCGTCACACCGTTAGTTGAGTTCAAACCAGAAACCGAGCAGTCAATATATTCAGGCATTTTACTACTAGAAATCCCAGAAATCTTCCCAGCGTACTCTGTGAACGGTACGCCATCCATGTCCACACCTTTGGCAATCAAGGCTTGCTTGATATCAGACTTAACCGTCTGAAGCTGCGCCATTTTTTCCTGCACCGTCATACATTACACCCCCAACAAATCAGTCAGCTGAGCGTCAAAATCAGTACCGTTAATAACCGCAGAGAGTACACCGTCAATATCGCCAATCAATACTGCTACCGACTTCCCGCTTGGGTCAAACACATTGTCAGCGCTCGTTTCAGGGTAAAGAACGTCACCGGTTTCGATTTCCAATTGGCCTTTTAAGATTGCCATTAAAATTCCCCCTTATCCAATTACCTTGAAGAAAAGTTTTCGCTGAACTGCGGTTGAAGTAGAAGTTCCTACTTTAACCGTATCACCCGGATCACCTTTTTCACCCTGAATGCCTTGAATGCCCTGCTTCCCTGTGTCACCTTTAACGCCTTGGATTCCCTGAATGCCCTGAGCGCCTTTGATGTTGCCCTTCTTACTCCATGCACCACTTGCTTTCTGATAAATGTCACAGTTCGCTGTGTTTAAATACCAGTCGCCATCTTTACCCTGTGCGGGAGTTGGCGTTGCCGTTCCAGTTAACCATGTGGCACCAGCTGCCCCTGTCGCCCCTGTATCACCTGTCTGACCTTTCAGCTTCCCGGTATCTAATTTTTCCTGAAATGTTTCGCCGTCTGCAAACTTCACCAGTTCGGCAATTGTAACCGGGTTAGCGTCACCGATAATTTCCCCGGTGACGTCGTCTAATAGCTGTATTTGTACTTTTACTGACATTTCTTTATCCTCCTAATGTTCTATTACTTTCAATCTCATATTCGGAGATACGGCAATAGTTCCATCTGTTACACCGCTCTCTCGTTTCGTTGTATTGAAATACAAGTGTCCTTTTATGCGATCCTGAACCTCTATATAAGATTGCTCATCCATTACGTGTATCACTTCGGCACGATCCTCCAAAATCTTGTTGACTTCGGTCTTAAACTGTTTGAAATCACTTGTAATTTGATTCGTGAATTCAGCCGTTTTCAAAAGAATCAAATGATAGTCCGCCAAAATCTGCGCCCAAATGTCCGGCGTTGGTTCGGGCATTTCGTCAGATACAACCGCACCTTTTCCAATGTCATAATATAGAACTTCTGACGTGATGACCTTATCGTCATTTACGCCAAAAACACCAATGACAACTTTTCCTTCGTCCCCCATGACCTCATGTGGAATCACGCATTGGTCATCTTTCAGTAATTGAAGATACCTTTCTTTTGGGTTTCTATAAAACACGGCTGATTTCGTGAATCCTTCCCAACTCGCGTCGAATTCAAAAACAACATTGTCGGTGTTAACATCGCCCGAATAAATATTTGGGGCGTTTGTCACCGTGATGTTTTGGTCGACCAATTTTGTTTTTATCGTACTCACTCATTCACCTTCCTTCTGTAAAAATATTCTTCACGATTTCGAATGCTTTGAACTCGTCCGTCTTTCTCATAGACGATATATTTCTTTGTCCACGTTGTGACAAAATAAATGTCACCGTGCGCCCATCTTAAATCGCTTTTGACAATTTTACACACGCGCCCTAGCTTCAATCGTTTGAATAGCTGTTTGACTTCTTGTTCCATCGCTATTTTTCCATAAGAAAAGGACATTCAAATTGTTGAGTGTCCTTAATAAATCCTGTCTTCTTCGATAATCATTCCGAATGCTTCTTCGTCGAATCGTTCGTTCTTCTCAATGCACCTTTGCAACTCTTTGACGAAATCATCAATCGTTTTGCCTTCGGGCATATTGAAAATTGGAATCGAAATTGATTCGTTGAACTTTGCTTCGTATTCTTTGATTACTTCATCGACCGTCATTGTCCCATCTCCTTCAATATTTCCAAAAATATGTCATACGACTTCGGAAAATAATTTTTAATTTGTTCAAGCGATTCAGGATTGTTTACCGTTGCGTCAAACATTTCCGCGAACGCTTCCACGCCAGCTTCATGCGATTTCCAATATGATTTACCATGTCCCATATATCCTGTGACGCTTCCTTTCGTGCAACCTTCCCACATGTCGGCAATATCTCCACCCGCAATGACGGGAAGATTTTTAATTTCATTGGAAATGAATGAATAGGCTTCACGTTTTAGAACTGTCCCCGTTCCAAGTTCCTTCGCTTGGTTTTTTAATTCTTTCCAGACTTTCGAAACGTAATCGTTTGCTTCTTCATTTAACATTTTGTTCAACGAATAACCCGTATATTTCTCACTTTTAAACACAATTGACGCGTCATTGAACACGTGTCCCAAATCATCGGCAATCAAAGCTGATATATTGTGACCGAATTCATGAAAAATCGTTCCGTATGCTTTTCTATATGCTTCTTTACCCCGTGTACTAGTAAACGTCCAAAATTTTCCTTCAGCACAATCTTTCAAATTGATTGTGATTCCTTTTTTGTAAGGTGAATAAAACGCTTGTCCTTTTGGTGCTTTAATAGACGTAACGCCCAACTTATTGACGTATTTATTCCATATTCCTTTTGCTTCGTCTGGTGCATTTTGTAAAATATCCTTTATCTTCATAGCGTGTTCGTCTCCGAAATGGTCTTTCAGATTCCCCATGTTGACTTTGGATTTGGCAGTTTCTTCTACACTTTCATTATACGCCTTTTTAAACGATTCAAAATCTTTTTCCTTGATTTTTACAATTTCACCCGTTTCGTTGTTCATTTTGGTTGTTTCATCTTCGCCCAAAGCCCAACGCGCACGTTGAAGCATGACGCAACGACAATTAATGTCCTCATGGGGAACACCGAATCCGGCGGGGTACATGGCATGTTTTCCGTTCACTTCGAACGGCTCGTCAACCTCGCGAATTTGACCATCCAATTTGACATGATTCGGACGTGTCTTTTTGTCCATGGTCGAATCCCATTGTTTGACAATGTCCGCCCCTCGTTCCTTCGCTCCTTTTTGAGCGTCGAACGTTGCTTGTTGTGAAATGCGATGTCCTTCTGTCCGTGCAATTCTAATCGCCTTGTTAACGCCCATATTCGCTTTATTTGCGATGTTTCTTGCAATGTCGTTGTAACTATACCCATTAGCAATTCCGCGGCTTATTTCGGCGTTTATTTGCCTTTGAAGCGTCTTCACGTTAAACCCAAGGGATTCATACAACGATTTTGACAACTTGGTATCGTTGACCAACGCTTTGACAACTTGATTTTGGTCAATTGGGAATACCAACGGAATCCCTTGACCTTGTAAGTCATACATTGTTCCCAAGAATCCTTCTTGATAACAGTTTTTCAAGTAGTCTTGAATGTCCGTGTATTGATTCGCATTCATGTTGTCCAAGACGGCTTTGATTTGCATTTTCAATGCTTTTTGGTACTCGATTTGATAAATCTTGGATTGGGTTAATTCGTCGGCTTGAAGAAGCTTAATCTTTTGATTAATATCCTTCAACGCTTTGTTGTATGTCGCTTTTAATTTTTTGATGACGGCTTCTTCGTCTTTCAACTGTGATTGAATGACTTCTTTTTGTCGCTTATTCATTGACCATCACTTCTGGTTCATCAACAACCACATTGTCAATTTCTGTTTGAGTGCCAATTAAATTGTCGTCATCTTCCGGCAACTTGTCTTTGATTTCCTCATAGTCAATGTCAAGGACATCACAAATGTTCTGAACGATGGTTTCTTGGTCAAGCGTTGAAGCCAAGTTCAACAACGTATTGATTTTGACTTGTTCCGTTTCCGCGTCTGTCTTTTCGATTATGGCGTTATCACTTGCATTTGTCATTACTTCACGTTCGAAATTGAAATACACGTCTTTCTGCTGATAATCCGTGCCGTTGTTGTCGTTGATTTCCTTCAAAACAACTTTCAAGATTTTTCGCATAAATTGTCGCAATCTAATTTCTAACTTATTACACTTCAAATCCAAAAGCGCATATCGTGACTTGATGACAATATTTGTGATGTTGCCATCGCCCATTTGCGCCGAATTGAAGCCCATTCCAAATCGGTAAATATTCTTTTCATCCAATTCAAGTTTGGTCTTCCTCGCTTCGTAAGGAACATCGACGGTCTTGAAATCAACGTCACCGCCCGTGTCAACACCAATGTGTTTCTTTGTCTTCGTGTTCTGAATCAATTCTTCCAAGTTGTCGCCTTGGAATCCTGAAACAACAACCAGATATTCGTTTGCGTCCTGTAAATTGTTTGATAATCCGCACGACATCAAATCATAATCGTCAATCAATTCTTTAACAGATTTAAGCCCGCTGAACTGCTTTCGGCAATTGTCCAATCGAAAGAATGGGATAAATCCGAAATTCTCATAATACAACGCCCCATCGCCTTTCGAATAAATGGTGTGTGGTCGTGGATTTATTTCAACGCTTTCGTCTTTCTCCAATTTTCCGTCTTCTTCTTGAACATAAAAATAAGTTTGGCTCTTATCCCAAACTTGGATTCTTTTAATCTTCTTGTTTTCCTTTGCGATTCGGTCAACATACCAATAAATCACATAATCGCAACCGTCTTGCGTGTCCTTTGCCCGAACTTCCACAACGCCCAAAGAATCCGCACACTGAAAGCCGATTTTGTCTTCAACTGTCTTATATGCGTACATATATTCAAAGCCTTTGGTTACTGCTCCCGTCAAGACTTCATACAATTCGGACGTGAAATCTTCGTTTTCGTTGAAATACTCGTCCAACTCATTTTGAAGTTCTGGAATATCGCTTTTCACGAATCCTTCTTTTCCCGAAAGCATGTATTGAACTTCTTGGTCAACTAATTCAGTGAAGAAAGGGTGTGAAATCTTGATATTACTTCGACTTTTATCTTCCACTAACTGTCCATCCGCGTTGTAGTAGTATAAACGATAATTGCGAATGTCGTGTTCCCCTTCATAATACTTTTGACCAACACGCGCGAATCGCTTCTTGTCGCTTGAAGTGTCTTCTTGTATAAACTGAACAATTTCGTTTTCTGTCAGCATTCATTCACCCCTTTACTACTCTTTGAAATACAAATGAACTATATTTTCGATTCTTTTCGAAACACCCGCCACAAAGTCACAAACTTGTTCCCGCTTCATTTTATCTTCGCTGTCAAATCCACGGCTAAATATGAACGCGTGGGTCAATTCGTGTCGCAATACACTTTCTTTCATTTCCCGTTTTAAATCTTTGTGAAGTACGATTTTCTGTTGCGGGAACATGCACAACCCGAATCGTGATTCCCCGATGTCGTTTAAATACACCAATTTCCCGTTTTCCTGTTCTTCAATCGTATATTCAAAATCATCAATCATACATTTCATTTGTCTTTCGACCTTCTCTTTCTATATCAACCACTTGTTTCCAACGATATATTCTTCTAATGCGTACCGCATAGCGTCCATTAAGTGATTAAAATCGTCAATTGGTTTGTTTAATTTCTTTCCGAACTTGTCCCTTTCCCAAGTGTAGTTCGAAATCTCTGTTAAGAAGTTGATACAACGCGGATGAATGATGATTTCAAGGTCTTGAATCCACTGAACACCATTCATGACGCTGTCTTTGCCTTTCTTTGCTCCTCGAATACGCAATCCCAATGCCTTCAATTCGTCGATTGACTTGGGTTCTGCACAATCACCCGTGATTCGTTCTTTTGAATATCCCATCGTAACAATTTCCTTGTGAATGGCTTTATTGGAAAGTCCTTTTTTATACATTTCGTCCCAAACGTACAATTTTTTGTTTTCCAAATCCAAAAAGCCCATAAAAAAGGCGGTTGGGTCGTTGGTGTAACCAAAGTCCAATCCGCTTGTTGTTTTTAATCTGTCCAAAATGACATATTTCTTGTCATTCTTATCGTCAAGTTTGTTATATTCCTTCTGTGATATTGGTGTGAATGCTTCTTCGCGCCAATTCTCATATACTAAGCCGTCAACAATTCCCCAATTTCCCAATCCCGCGACACTGTAACGTCGTGGATTGTTCTTCTTCATGGTTTCAAATAGTTTCTTGTCCGATTCGTCCAACCATTCGTTGCACATATAATTTGTCGTCATAGCAAGAACGTTGTCGTCATCAACATCAAAAAAACGTTTCTTTAACCAATGCCGTTCGTTCCATGGATTAAACGTGATTGTCCATTGCTTGAATAGCCCTTCCGGCACTTCACCACGAATAGATTCATCCAATGTGTCAAAATCACTTTCGTTCATAACTTCGTAAGCTTCTTCAAGCCAAGCCCAGCACAACACGCCGTTTTCAACTGTGATGGACGTTACTTTCAACGGGTCGTCCAATCCCCGAAAATATATCTTCTGTCCTGTCGGAATGTATGTCATTTCCAACGGGCTTTCCTTGATGTCCCACCACGCTTCAACTTGCAATCGTTTAATAGCCCATTTTAATTCAGTAAAACAGGAATCCTTCAACGTTCTGTAAGTCTTACGAATAACAAGTAAATTCGCGTCGGGGTATTTCATCATGTTTGTGATATACCACAACGCGGTTGTCTTAGATTTCTTTGACGCTCGCGAACCTTTACAAACGCGGTAACGTCCTTTGAAGTTCCAAAATGTCGCATATCCGCGCCCAACGACTTCGGGCAATGACAATTTAATTGTTCTAGTCTTCAAGGTCATCACTTCCTCCAATCACAACCGGAACGACACCGTCCAATTTGACTTTATCACTTAAAATTCCATATCTTTTCGCTAACAATTCACTTGCTTTTAATCGTTCTCGCTCGTCCGGTGCTTTCAACATTCGTTTTGCTTCACTCACACCGTCCCCACACCCTTCAACGACAACAATTTCACTTTCACTTTCCCCACGCATTACACTTGTTAAATAGCGCAACACCTCGTCTTGTGTTGCAATCAAATTGTCTTCTTTCTCTTTCAATCGTTTTTCGATATATGCTTTCAAGTAAGGTTTCGATAAGTTTTCATTTCCTATCACTTTCGCCGTCTTGGGTGAATATCCCGCACGAATAGCCGATTGCGTCGCGTTCATATCAATCAAATATTCGTCACAGAACCTTTTTTGTTTATTCGTCATTTTCATGTTTATTCACCCCTTTCAGCACACGAAAAAAGCCACCGCATTTCGCGCATGGCTTCCATTTTTATATTCTTTTTGCATTATAATAATATCATACTTGACATAGGACATACAACCTTATTTGTTCCGCATTTTATCTAATTTTGTCTAATTTTTTCTAATTTAATCAAATCGTCAAGTTCTCTTAATGCTTTATCGTGCAACTGCTGAATGCGCTTATAAGTCAACTCTGCTTCTTTCGCAATTTCGTTATACGACTTTCGCATGAAATATCGCTTATACAATAGACCGATACAATTTCCATCTTCCATCTTGTCAATGACTTTCATCAACTCCCGTTTTAATTTAATCGTTTCGTTGATATAGGCTTGAACGTCATCTTTCATCTGAATGTATTCAATTATTGGATTTTCATTCTTTGGCGAACCTTGAACCCTTTCGCCTTCAAAATTTATTCCCCTAACTTCACACAATCTTTTTTGACGTTCTAATTCTTCAAGTTTATATTCAATAATTTTGTCGCGTTTCATAATCGACAACAACAATTTTTTTGCTTCTGTCATAAAATCTCCCTTTTCTTCTCTACCCGAACACCCAGAACAAACCTTGAACACTAAAATAAGGCTCTATGAAAGGCTTTTTTAACATTGTTCACGGTGTTCACGCACATTTCTATATATTATATATTTTTATTTTTATATAGGGTGTTTCTATTTTTTATTAAAATCTTATAAAAAAGGATTTGTTCATGAACAGGGCGAACACCTTTATAAACCCTTTTGTTAAGCCTTATTTTGATGTTCACCCTAGTTCGCTTGTTCGTGCTTCATCACAGATTTTTTAATGTGTTCGCGGTGTTCACTCTAAAAATCAATTTTTTTCAATTTTTATTTTGCTATTTTGAATAGCAACAACGCCATTATTACTTTTTTGTATTACAAAAAGTAACGACAATATTTTTGTAAATTGCGACAATTTAATTGTCGCAATTCAACCATCCTAATTCTTTAATCTGTTTATGAATTGCTTCATGAATTAAAATACTGACACATGAAGCGCGTCCCAAACACGAAGTCCAATAACATTTCCTAACTAAATCAAAATTAATTTCTTCCATAAAATAAAATCCGCCGCACGTAAACGTGTATGTTATGGATTCCGCATTTTCTTCTACAGAATACCCTAATTCCTTAAATCTTTCTTTCGCTGTCATATTAATCACTCTCCTATAATTAATTCTTTCGCATAAGGTAACGTTTCAACCCACTTACAGAACTCCAACCACTCGTCCAATTTATGGGCTTTTTTTGAATGATACATATTCTTTAACACCGCATAATTCAATTGGATTGTTCGTCTTTGGTTATAACTCGACGGTAACAACTGTATCATTTGCCACCAATCATTTTTATCGTGATTTTGTAAATATATATTTCTAAAGAAATTCAAACACCTTATTATTTCTTTAAAAGGATTAACGATAACATCAACATTTAGATGTTCAATCGAGAAATCATCCAATTCAAATTCTTTCGCCTGTATCTTGTGCATAGTCGAACAGGAATTGGCAACCGTTCCGACCTTGTAAGTGTCAAATTCTTTCCACCAATACAACGGCGCTACAATGTCCAAACTAACGCCAATCATGCGAAGGAATTTCCCGTGGTCATTCCCCGCCTTGCTTAATAACTTCATTAATCGCAAATCGTTTTGACCAATTCCAAATCCCAAATATTTATGACAATCTTTTCTTTCTTCGTCTTCCGGTTTACATACTCCATCACGTTCAATTTTTCCACAAGACTTACAATCATAACCCCAATAAGAATCACTTTTATCCCAACTATTCATTGGATTTCGCATTCCACGAATCGCGGCTTCCCAACCAAACGTTTCGACGTTTTCAATCTTAATCATTTTCTTTTATCTCCTTCGCTTCTTCATTCAACAACCGTCTTGCAATCTTCAAATCTTCCAAAATAATTTGTTTACTTGGCGTTTGCGGGTACTTGTCATTAAAATCATCCCAATTTATGTTTGATTCGCTTAAATCCTCTTTATATTTTTTCAATAATTCTTCTTTTTCTTTCGCTTCGTTAATTAAATACAAAGCCACATCAATTCTGTTCATTGTTTTTCACTCTCCATTCTTTCAAAAATTCTTCTCACTTTTTTATCTATCCAAAAATCCATATCGACATTCGAAATGTTAAATATACATTTCAACTGTTCTATAACAATAAGAACGTCCACAATTTCTTCAATCAAATTCGATTTGCATTCGGCGTTGTCAGGATATCTTAAACATTTATTTATTGCTTGAATTAATTCAGCACATTCTTCCATCGCAATTCGGGATTGATTTTCCTTCCCGTAAAATTCAATAATTTCGTCGAAGTTCATAATCAAAACCCAACTCTAATCGCTTTGATAATCAACCACAATTCAATGCCAAAGCTTATCAATGCAATCCAAAAACTGTGGTTTCCTTCTTTCGGCTTTCCGTGTTGTCCTAATTCAATTCCTAAACTTAAAACAAACACAACACATATTGTTATAAAATACCAATTCATTTCTTTTCCCCTTCAAGTTCTAAAAACTTATCAATATACCATTTCGCCTTTTCAATGTCTTCCACGTCATTTTTGTTGTCATGCCGCCACAAATATTTGAACGCATTACACAAACAAAAATTTTTCACCGCGACAATTCCTTGTGTTTGAATCATTGCGTCAATACATTCGATTTCACCCGCATAATGCGAAGGGTGATTCACGTTATCTTTCTTGTTTTCGCCCATTCTTTTCCCTTTCATCCAAAAAATCTTCAATATCCGAAATATACATGAACGCCCTTTCCCCTTCTGGAAGTACAAGAATATAGCCCCAGTATTCCCGATAAATCTTCACGTCGTAATATTCTTCCAACTGTTTTCTTTGCATTTGCTTCTATTCCTTCACATATATTCCCGTCAATTTTCCATTGATTCTAACGCGTTTAACGGTTAACCCTAAGCGTTTATTGATGTCTTTCGAGAAATTCATCAACGTCATTTCGGTAAAGCCGTTTTCAATGCAAAAGCTTCTATAACTGCGATGAACTTCTTTCGTCGGTTGATTCTCTATTTCTGAAAATTCTTTTTCCTGCAACCACAATAAAATCGGGTTGTTCTCAATTTCATATTCATTCAGTTCGTTTTCAACTTTCTTTGATTCCGTGAATCCTCGATTTTCAAGAACTCTTTTCAAACCTTGAATTCCCAACTGAATCAAATACTCCATGACTTTTTTGTCTTTTAACTTCCATGTGATGAACGGGTCAAAGTCAGGGTCATCCTTTGTAAACCTTGCGTTGAATGGAATAATGACAAGTCTTCGCAATATTGCCCCAAAACCCTTGGATTTCGTTCTAGGAAGCGAATTCGCGGAAAAGTATAGTTTAGTATAGGGATTGAAGAAAAACGCGTCTATGCCTTTGTATTCGCCTTTTACTTGGTTTCCCGAAACAACCTTTTTAAATGTCGCAATCGCCCGCCCTTGCAAAAAGTCATCGCTTATATCATCGCCGACATTCGCTAGCTTTCCCGACATCATGGCGACGCTGAATCGTTCTTCTAGTTCTGACATATCAAGTGATGAAAAATTAATTTGACCTAACACGTTTTTCAACATATCCAAGAACGTTGATTTTCCGTTTGCTCCTTCTCCTGTCAGGAAAAAAGCTTTTGACAGTTCATTCCGCCTATAAAATGAATATCCAATGGATTCTTCCAATAACATTCTGATTTGTTTATCGTTACACGCTATTTTGTCTAAGGTCTTGTCGCAAAGCTCACTATAAGCCGATTCGTCATAATCCCAGGGTATTTTATTAGTGATTATTAAATCGCTTGTAAATGGCTTCAAAACGCCTTCTACGATGTCATACACTCCATTATTGAAAGCAATATAACGCGCGTCAGCTTCTTGCACGTCATCACAAATCAATTCAAGATATTTCAGCACTTCGACGCGCTGTGCGCTTTTTAGTGTTGGAATATGCTTCAACATTGCGGCTTCAATGATTCTGTGTCCCGCTATATATTGCCCGTCGTCGTATGCGTGTAACTGACCGTTGATTCGACAAATTTTTTCATTGTTTTTTAGAAATACTGCGAAATTGTTGTGAAGAAATTTCTTCCCGTCATAGAAGGTTTCTTCTGGAAAGGCTTCATCCCTCAAAATCACGTCAAGTTCGTCTTCACCCAATGGAGATTGAAGAACATATTTGTTGATAATTTGAATGACTTCCCGCGATTCTTCTTTAGAAAATCCCGCGTTTGTCAATGTCAAAATATAATTGAATAATGATTGATTGCGTCCATCCCCTTCGCCCATTTCGAAAAAGTCAATATTGGAATTTACAGGGATGAACCATTTCGGCAATGTTCCCAATTCTTCACAATCCCATTCAACAAATCTTTCTTGACCGTTAAATTTGATAACTTCGTAACTATTTCGCGAACCAACTTTAATGTCTGCTGTCAATCCGCAAGCAATTTTTTTGTGCGTCCCACATCTTTCAACGCCGTTATTTTTAAATAAGAAATGCCGTCCGCGCGTCGTTTGATAAACAACACAATCCAATTGTTTATCTTCGACAATATTCATCATGATTTCGCTTTGCGCCATGTCATCAATGTCGATAAGAATGACATCATTCGCAAGAATACCGGCGTATTCGTCAAGGTCTTTCACCTCGTCAAATGTTCTTAACGTCTTCACGTCCTTGAATGGTTCGATACAATTTTTATTTTTGGTGCGGACAAATCCTTTATATAATTTTTCGAACATCCTTGATTTTCATCCTTTCTGATTTGTAGCATGAATAAGAACATTGATATTTTTCTTTTACTTTGTATAAATATTGTGATTTACTCGCGATGAAGAATTTCTTTCCACAAACAGAACAAACGGCTTCCCTTTGCTCAAACATCACGCAACCCCCAAAGCCTTTTTCAAACACTTATCAACGCGTATCATTTGATAATCATTTAATCTGTAAACAACCCGAACAATATCTTCTTGATTTACCGTCATAATCTGTTCGCAAAGTACCATTGAATCGTGATAACTTATAATCGTATGCGTTGGTTGTGACAACTTCTTCAATTGCGTTGTCATCGGAACAACCATGACGATTTCCGAAGATTGGTTTCCAATATCGTTCGAAACAACCAAATATGGACGTTCATTTGACTGAATATGTCCACGCACACTTTGGGGTTTTAAATACACGATATTCCCTCTTTTTACTTTCATTTATTTCACCTTAAAATCTTTCTTTAAATATAACCAAAATCTTTCAATCTTTTGGTTGCCAGTTCTATATACCATTGTTTGTCCAACTTTCTTGGACACTTTACCCCGTTTACTTCATCGTTGAATAGAAAAGCATGTTCGGGGGTATTTTCTATTTTTTCACGTCGTTTGTTTTCGGCTTTAATCTTCACTAATCCGCCGTCAATTTTATGTGTGGAAGCGAAACACCGAACACATTTTTCATTCACTCTTTTGTCGCCGTGCATAATATACAAATATTTATTGCTTATCTTTTTTACCTGTTGAAATTCCTTCAATTCATCACATTCAAGAATTGTCTTTTCGACCGGAATTCCCTTGACCATATAATCAACCATTGCTTTATTGACAATCGGCAAATCATAATCAAGATTGTTCAGTTTCTTGACATACGCCCCTTTGGATTTGAAATTTCCGTCTGCGTCCATAATTACATAATTGTTGACATCCTTTTGGAATACTTTTCGATATTCTTCGAATTCAAGATTCAAACCGGTTCTTTGTTCCCATTCATAAGCGATGTCGTCAATCAAACTATATTGTTCATCTGCTTCTTTGTCGTTTCTAGCATTTAATTTGACCAATACACCGTCCGTGTTTGATTGAATGATTTGACAATGCGGTTCAAGTTTTTCAATCAAATCAAGCAATAACAATTGACCATAGACACAAACGTTGTTTGCTTGCCTTGGGTCATACAATGGATTCGTCTTTGCTTTCATCGCTCCATACGTCCCATTGATGACGATTTTCAACGGTGCTTGAAGTGGGTTCTTTTCGTGTTTGTATTTCAATCTTAAATCGACAATATTATTGAATTTTTGTGGGTTACAACTTCTTGAATGCAAGTTGTATATAATCATCAAAGTTGGGTATAGGCTTGCAACGTCCATGTTCAAGTAATACCCTTCACCGCTATATTGTTCTATTGCCCCATGGACTCCGCCCCAACCGAATTGGTGCGGAACTCCGGCAATATCACAACATAATTGATGTTTTTTCGATTTCTCGTCATTTGGATTGATTCTGTATTTCCGATTGTTCTTGTCCTCGTACCAATCAACAACAAACTTGTATTTGTTAATTCTCATAGTTTCTGGAAAAGAAATGTCAAATTCGTCGTTGTATGGTCGAATCGGTTTTCTTGCTTCCAATATTTGCGCCGATAACTGAACCTTTGTTTTACTGATGTTTGACAACGGCATGTTAAACATTTTAAGCAATCCCATTTGTGCTTCGAAATCGCTTTGACGTTCCAAGAACACTTCGATTGTCTGTTCAACGTCATGTCGACAATATTTGACCGTTTCTTCGATTTCTGCTCTTGTCAATTTCCTGTCAATATCAAATGGAACGCTTGATTCTTTGATGTTGTTTCCCATGAATCCTTCGAACGATTTCAAACCCTTGTCCGTTCCTTGCATGACATCATAATTGTTCAACGGGAACTTTCGAAGCAAACTTGAAAATTCCCAACCGGCGCGACCTTTGACAATAATCCAATCATTGATTCGCTTCGGATTGAACCCCGCCAAAATACCTTTCAAAATGTATTGGTCATAATGTCGGGAATTGAAGCCAACCCATATGTCATGTTTGTGTTCGCAATATAATTGTTCTAATTTCTCAACATCGTTGACGATGATTTGTTCTTCTTGATTCACAACGTCAATTGCAACGACTAACCAATCATATTTGAACACTTCGAAGTCATAGAAAATCATAACGCCTTTATTCTTTCAAGGATTTCAATTACGCGTTCATTGCTCAAATATCCGATGACATCGTCCGTGATTTCCGTGTCATAACACAAGTGTCCGTCTTTCAAAACCGCTAATTCGAACAAATCATATTGGCTTCCGTATGAACCAATATGTTTGATGACGCTTGCGCCATATCTATTTTCGAATTTGAATTCGTAACGAATCCCACCAAACAAATCATTTCCGAAGAAAACTAAATAATTTTCAAATCCTTCGTAATTTAATTTTGTATATTTCATTATTAATGTCCTTTCATATAAATAAAGCCACCCATTTCGAGTGGCTTTCCCATTTAAAATGGCATTTTAGACTTCAAAAATTTCTTTGATTTTGAATGTGTTATAACCCTTTTTGTTTTGGTCATAGGACAATAAGAATTCCAACTTTTCGTCCACTTCTTCCATGACATCAAGAATCAAATCGTTATAATGTGCATAATCGCCATCAAATTCAATGTCCAATGATGTTTCCAACGACTTCAAGAATTCATTTACAATGTGAATTTGGAATCCCTGAATGATAACTTGGTTCATGAAGATGATTGAATTCTTATATTCACCTTCTAAAATCTTGAACCAGCATGTGAACATTGGGTCTCCTTTTTTCGATTCTTTCAATTCCATTTTTTCAATTTTAACTTCATAATCTCCCAACGGAACTTCCTTATATTCTCCCGTCCCGCCGTTTTGTTCAACTTCCTTCACGTCTTTCGCCAACGATTCCCCGTCAATGCTTTTATTCCACTTGTCAAAAATCGACATATTATTTGCTCTCCTTTCTGAGTAAATCGCGTAATTTACATAAGCCGCTTAATAATGTTTTGAGTTCGTTGTCAACTTCTGTTCCTTCTGATGGTTTAAGATTTAATTCTTTCAACAAAACCCCCAATCCTTCGTCAATAACACAGTTCATAAAATCAGTTTCGAAGTCTTCCCCTTCACCCTCAATCATCTGCATGAATGTTAATTTCAACGCTTTTTCATAACTGTTATTTGTATTCAATCCGGCTACTTTAGCAAAGTCGATGACTTCTTGAAGTTGCTTGTCAATTCCTCGTTCTTTCAATTCTCTAATAATTTTTTTCATTTAATTTCTTTCCTTTCTTGTTCTTCTACGCGGTGTTTCAGCTTCTGCCGGTGCTTCTTCTTTTCTTGCTCTGCGGCGTGGTGTTTCTTCCTGTTCCACGACTTCTTCAACAACTGGTTGTGGCGGTGTCAAGACTTCTTCTTTCTTCGGCTTTGGTGTGGTTGCAATGTCATAAACGTCCATCAATGCGCCCCAACTCAATGAAATCTTTGTTTCGGTTAAACCTTTCAAACGACCGCCACCAAACACGAATTCATTTGATTTAAAATTCAATGTTCTTGTTCCGTCATCTTCTACAACTGCACGCGCCACAATGTCAACCATTCCAGCGACCTTGTTCGCAATAGATTCTTGAATATTCGGTGCAATTTTCGTGATTGTCTGCCCGTTCTTTTTCTTAATTTCGCTTACAATTTCATGTGATACAACGACGATGTTTTCGTAATCAAGATTGAACAATCTTCGAAGCGTAGAAAGATATTCGGTTTTGATGATGTCCCAGCCTTTGCCGTAACAGGAATCACTTTCATGTTCGATTCCCATTTGGTCGTATTTATACAAACGACACATTTCGCGGGTATCTTCCAACAAATCAATAATAATGGTGTTGAAATCGTTTTGTTTCTTTTCAAGTTCTTCAATCGTTTCTTTCAACACTTCCCACGCGAACTTACGCTTTGTCACGCGTCCTTCAACCGTCACAATATCTTTAATCGCAATATATGGCATTGTTACAAACTGAATGTTTCCGTCCGTGTTCAGATTCAACGGATTTGGTGCGTCGTCCAGCATGGTTGTTTTTCCCGTGAATGCGTCCCCATAAATCCAAATTTTTCGTTTCTTCGCTTTTCCAATTTCGCGCCGTTCTGTGCTTGGTAAAATCATATAGTTTTCTCCTTTCAAGCAATATTCTTTATACTCACACCAATCACAAAGTCGACTTTCGTTTTTCTCAAATTTGGTCGTCATTTCAATTGCTTCGATGTCACAATTAAATTGTTCAACCTTTTTTGGGTCAAATTCGACTTTAACGATTGATGGTTGCATATCTTCCAACGTTTCTTCTAACCGCTTTCTGAATTTATATAAATCCTCGCTCTTACGCTGTTTAATCAACGTTTTTGGAATCATGACATAATACATGCCATTGACCTTTTTTCCCGTCATACGCTCGAAATAATAGGCGTATAAGTGAAGTTGTGGTGATTCCAAATAATGTTCGACGTTATTGGAATACTTGAAATCATAAATGTTATATGTCCCGTCTTCCAATTCTTCCAAACCGTCAATGAATCCAACAAATCCGTCACAATCAATCTTGAATTCATATGTCAAATTTTTCGGAACAAATTTTTTGACTTTTGGAATCAAATTTGACAATTTGATTGCTTCATTGACTTGTAAATCTGTTATGACGTTAAACGAATCATAATATTCTTGAATTGCCTGTTCGACTGTTGTTTCAATTCCCTTGTGCATTGCCGAACCAATAATCAACGGATTTGAAGCGTCATCGCTTGGAATCGTTTTCGTTTCGGCAATATACCGTAATTCGAATTTGAATGGACATTGATTGAAGCATTCAACGCGACTATGTGACCACCTCATTCGAACCACCCTTCTTTGTCGAACAACCTTTGTTCAAAATACTTTTGTTTTATTCCTTTAAGTCCGCAAATCAAACTTTTGAATTCTTCAAATTGGTTTGGATATAACACAATCGCGATTCCTTTTGATTCACGAATCTTTTTCACGTTCCACAATTGAAGTTCGCTTGGTTTCCCGTTTGACGCTTTCAATTCAATTCCCAAGAAATAACCGTTACAACACACAATCAAATCGGGAATTCCCGAACGCTGAACGCCATTTGACCATGTCTTCAACACCCAACAATTTTGTTGTTTCAAAAACGCTTTTACTTTGTTTTCGAAATTCTTTTCACTAGCCATTTTTGAGTTCTTCCTTAATCGTTTTTATCAAATCGCGTGTTGATAAATATAAGGCATAAATCAAGGATGGGAACAGAAACAATAAGCATTCCCCACCATATCCCGCGACGTTACGGCTTAAATTCGCGTAATCGTTTAACGTTGGTGTGGCAAATAACAACAATATTGTTATTACGATGACAACTTTATTTCCCACGTTAAATCACCGTGACTTTCAAATATGCTTTCCGCGATGTTTCCTTGTGATAATCTTTCAACAAGTCTTCGTACAAATCAGGTTCTTTTTTCTTAAAGGTTGTAGTATCGAAGGTTGTTGAAATCGTTTCCGGAACTAACGTGATTTTCAAACAATCATTTTCAACTTTGCTTTTAGAAAGTTCGACCATCTGTCGTTCGATTTGGTCTTTCAGTTCTTTTTCTTTCGCTTCAAGTTTTTTCTTTTCTTCAAGCGTGTAAAATAATTCATTTAATAATTCATTCATTTTTTTCTTTCTCCTTGAACAGTTCGTCCGTAAAATCAACGCCTTGTTCGACTGCTTTGTAAATCAATTCATCAATCGTTTTACTTGCAATTAGTCGGTAATAAAAGCAAGGTTTGTTCTGTCCGATTCTATGGACACGCTTTAACGATTGCATATAATCTTCACACTTTTCCGTTGGTGAAAAATAGATGATTTTGTTTGCTTTTTGCAAGTTCAAGCCTTTCGCGCCAGCTTGATATTGAACAAATGTGATTGAATTGTCTTCCTTCTCATACGCCGACAAATCTTTTGTTTTACCGTTTACAATAGAAATTGGTTTGTTGAGTTCTTCGGCAATACACACAATTTGTGTCAATTCTTCTGTGAAGTTATAGAAAACTATCAATCTATCATTCGTTGATTCAACCAAATCTTTAAACGCATTGATTTTGTATGGGTTGAATTGAGAAACAATCATTCGGGCATATAATCTTTTTGTCAGGTTGGTATCTCCGACAAGTTCGTTGTCATTGATTCTGACAATGGAATGTTTCATAAATCGTTGATATTCCTTCGGGGGTTTGACTTTTATGTCAATGAAGTTTTGTTCGGGTAATTCGAAGCATTCTTCCGTTTTCATAAATACCGCGCCATATTGTCGCAATTTGGATTTTAAACGTTCAACGTTCTTGTAGGGATTTTCTTTGTCAACGATTTTGTGTTTGAATTCACCGGCTTCAATCGTTTTCCAATTCACATATTGTTTGTTATAAAGTGGTTCTTTAATTTCCCAGCCCAATAAATGAATTTGTGTCCAAAGATTTTCGTATTTGCCGGAACACGGCGTTCCGCTTAATAAAATCACATTCGCCGGATTCAACTTCAAAATGAATTTGGATTGTTTGGCTTTCCTGTTTTGAATCAAACTTGATTCGTCCAACATCAATGTGAAGTCTTTCAATTCAAGAAGTTCTTTTCGTCGCCATGCCAATTCGTAATTGATAACACCGATATATCTTTGACTGAATTTCGCCGGATAGTCTTTTTCGATTTCTTCAAGAAACAATTCAAACGCTTTTTTGTTTGTCAAATCGAATGTTTCTTGTTCCAATCCATAATATTTTTTGAAGTGGTCAATCCAATCTTGAATCTTTGATTTTTGACAAATCACCAGATTCACGCTTGCCCCTAATTCGCGCATTTTCTCGCTTCCTACAAACGTTTTACCTAATCCCATATCAAGGTAATAGCCAACCCGATTTCGCCCGTCAGTGGCTTCTAACGCGCTTCTCTGATGGGGAAATAGATTAATTACTTGATTCACTTCTTTTCATCCTTATCCATAAGAACTTTCGAAGCGTAGTTCTCGCACGCTTTTTTCAACAATTCCATTTTGGGTTCACCATGAATTCGAACTATTGCTTTTTCTGATTCATATATTTTCAATGGCATTTCTCCTTTTTACCATTTAAAATGGCATTTCCTTTTAAAAAAATAGTGTCCAATCGAACCCAAGAATTTCACCAATCTTTTTGGCTAATTCAACCGAAGGTTTGGACAAACCGCATTCGATGTTCGAAATCGTCTGCCGAATGACCCCGCATTGATTTGCTAATTCTTCTTGTGACATTTTCTTCGAATTTCTCAATTCTTTCAAATCAATCATCTTGACCACTCCTTTCAAATCACAATGACATTATAAATGGCATTTCGTAATAAGTCAATAGATTTTGCCATTTTTGATAGACAAAATAAAAAATCTCCCCTATGCAAAAATCAGGGAAGTTATGATAAGAAGAAAAAAGCCTATTAAATAGGCTTTTCATTGACATCAATCATCATGGTTATTCTTTATAATCACCGTTATGATAGATGTCTACTTTAAAAAAATATCTAAGTAAATTTTACCGCCTTTGTTTATTCCCAAATCTTCGCATTCATAATCTATGTGGTCGATTATTTCTTTGAGAAAGTCATTCTTGTGTTTTGCGTCAACGCTATCATCTTTCAAACTTTCAATCACTTGATTCAAAGTGATGATTTTTTCTTCATAGTTTATTTCTTCGGCTTCTTTCGCTTTTTCCGTTTCAAGCTGTTTTTCTAATTCTTCGATGTTAGCCGTCAAAATCGACTTTCTTTCAACGAATTCTTCTTTGGTATATATTCCTTCTTCAAGATAATCGAATAGTCTTGTACGGTTCTTTTTGAGTTTTTCAAGTTCCTTTTCTATAATTCCCACCATTTCATGTTGCTTTTTATTGTTTTCAATTTCATATTCATTCGTCATTTTGATTTCGAAATCTTTTATATGTGTTCAGCTCCAGTTGTAAATGGAGCTGAAGTAACAGCTGTATTTAATGAAGATTGTTGGACTGAAGTAAAAGTTGAT